TTTAATACAACAGTATGAGAAAAGATTTATGGATCAATTAACAAGACTTAAAGATTACGGAGAGGCAAGAGAAAATACTGATGCTTACTCTGAGGGTCTACCAAGAGCGCAGAGAACATAGGAGTAAAACATGGCAACAGCAAATGCAGCGACCAATTATCTTGAGAGAAGAATATTACATTTTTTATTTAAAAATAACTCTCTTAGTTTTTCTAGTCCGGGTGACAGTATTTATGTAGGACTTGCAACGGCAGTAAGTGCAGCAGAAACTGGATCGTTGACAGAAGCTACGTTTACAAACTATGCAAGACAACAAGTTACTGCGGCAAACTGGACCACAATAGGGGCAGATTCAACAGACACACAAACTGCAAAGAACGCAGCAAATATAGAGTTTCCGGCATCTGGTGGCACAAGCAACACAATAACACATGTGTTTATTGCAGACGCATCAAGTAGTGGTAACATACTTTTTGTTGGAGCTTTAGATGCAAGCAAGACGATAGCGAGTGGTGATATATTTAGAATTAACGCAGATAATTTAACAATAGAGTTGAAGTAATGGCACTTGTATTAAATGATAGAGTAAAAGAAACCACAACTACAACTGGTACAGGCACACTTACATTAGGTGGAGCTGTAACTGGTTTTGAGACTTTTGCAGCAGGTATAGGTAATTCTAATACAACATATTATGCTGTCATACTTCCCGGCTCTGCCGAGTTTGAAGTTGGTTTAGGAACATTAAGTAGTGATTCAAGCACGATAGCAAGGACCACGATTATTAGTAGTTCTAACAGTGACAATGCAGTTAATTTTAGTGCTGGTACAAAAAATATATTCTGTACAATACCTGCATCAAAGTCAGTATTTTTAGATGCCAGTGGCAATGTGTCAGTTGGTGCAGACTTATCTGTAGGTGACGATCTTACGATAGAGGGTGGATTAATTGATCTTAGATCTAATAGTGGCTCAGCATCACAAATTAAATTTTACTGTGAAGTTAGTAATGCTCATGCACAAACACTAACTGCACAAGCTCATTCTGTGGGTGCGTCAAATACACTAACTTTACCAGCAGGTAGCAGTTCAACATTAGTATCAGAATCAGCCACACAAACATTAACAAATAAAACTATTGATGCTTCTCAGTTATCTGGAACTGTAGCAAATGCAAGACTAGATGCAGAGCTACAAGCACTAGCTGGTCTAACATCAGCGGCAGATAAAGGTATACAATTTACTGGATCTGGCACTGCATCAACATATGATTTAACATCGGCAGGTAAAGCGTTGCTTGATGATGCAGATGCAGCCGCTCAAAGAACAACATTAGGATTAGGCACTGCCGCAGTTGCAGCAACTGGTATATCAAATACAAATGTACCAGTGTTTACATCAGGTGTAGCTGATAATGATTTCTTGCGTGTAGATGGTACATCAATAGAGGGCAGAAGTGCATCTGAAGTATTAAGTGATATTGGTGGTCAAGCAAGTTTAACATTTGGTATATCAAATACTAATGCAGTTAAGATAGATTCCTCTAGTGTAGCAGATGATGAGTTTGCAAGATTTACTGCAAATGGATTAGAAAGCAGAAGTGCATCAGAGGTGCTATCTGATATAGGTGCAACAAGTGCTACAGATGCAGCGAATGAGGCAAC